GCAGGTGCAGGTGCAGGTGCAGGCGCAGGTGCAGGTGCAGGTGCAGGCGCGGGTGCAGGCGCAGGTGCAGGCGCAGGTGTTACTTCTTCGGTTGTTGTCGTTTGTCTTGGTGCTTCTACTATTGTTTCTATAGCTGAATTTGCGGCTGAAGCAGCGGTTGAAGCAGTTGCTTCGGCTGCTGCTATTTGTTCAGGGGTTGCTAATTGTGGTGGACTTGGAAGACTGGGTCTATTTCTAAAATCTAAAGGCCATTGTTTATCGTAAGCATTACGGGCTATTTTATATTCAGTAAGCTTACCTGTATATGATTCAAGTTCACTAGATGAAGCACCAGGAACATCAACACTAGCACTAGATGAAGCAGTAACGCTGTCACCAGATGAAGCAGTAACGCTGTCACCAGATGAAGCAGTAACGCTGTCACCAGATGAAGCACCCGGAACATCAATGCTAGCACTAGATGAACCAGTAACGCTGTCACCAGATGAAGCACCCGGAACATCAACGCTAGCACCAGATGAAGCAGCAACGCTGTCACCAGATGAAGCACCCGGAACATCGACGCTGTCACCAGATGAAGCAGTAACGCTGTCACCAGATGAAGCAGTAACGCTGGCACCAGATGAAGCAGTAACGCTGTCACCAGATGAAGCAGTAACGCTATCGCCAGATGAAGCAGTAACACTATCACTGACTGAAGCAGTAGCACTGTCCTTTACATCTGTCTCTGCTACATTAGTTTTTACTTGTTCCAATTCATCAGTTTTAATATCTTTGTCATGTATAATAGTTGTTGATTTTTTTGATTCACTAATACGCTTTAAGTTTTCGTATTCCTCTTTGGCTCGTGTTGCTTGTTTTTCTGCATCATTAGATTCTAAGTTGTCTAGTGTTATTTTATTTATGTCATTATTTAATTGTATTTTTACATTAGTTTCATAATTTTTGTTTATTTTTTTGGTAATATTATTTAAAGCATCATATAAAAAGTCTGGAAAAGTTACTTCATATACATTAGAATTAGTTTTTTCTAATTTTAATTTAGTATATTCAATAATGGGTTTTTTATCAGATTTGTTATACATTTTAAATAACTTATTATCTATAGTTTGTAGATCAGGAAATACAACTTGATCCAGTAATTTTTTAACTGAATTATCTAATCCTTCTTTGTAAATAATATTTTCAATACTAATTAATTCTATAATATAAAATAGTTCTGGTAAGTAACTTTTTAAAAAGGAGTTATTAATATGATACTCTTTTTCTAATTTTCTAAAATCTATTGAATTATCTTCTTCATAATTACCAATATCTATTTTATCAGTTTCTATTAAATTTTTGGTAAATGTTTTTGTTGACTTTAAAAATTTTTTAATATTTTCATTTTTTATAGTTTCAACTTTACTCATCATATATTTTAAAGGATTAATTTTATTTGGATTAATTTTATTTGGATTATATTCTCCTTCTCCTATTCCCCCAACTCCTCCTTCTTGTCCCTCTTCTTCTTCGCTTCCATCTTGTTCATCTCCTTCTTGTCCTTCTTCTTCTTCTCCATCTTCTTCTTCTCCATCTTCTTCTTCTCCTTGCCCTCCTTTTTGTTTTTTTTGTAATGCTTTTTCTTGCATAATTAAGACTAAACTAGGCTGTATTTCGTCAACTATTTCTCTCAAAGCAATAAACTTTTCATCTTTGTCTATTTTTTTCCATAATTTTGTATTATATCCTTTTATCCTTTTTTCAATAGTTTTTAAGTTTATTTTTTGAAATCTAGATAATTTAGGATCTTGTAATAGAATATCAAATGATTTAAGTGAATCAACTACTATGGCATTAACTGCATTAATTAGTAATTGCTGTTTTTCTGGGTCATTAGTTTCATCACTAGTAAGTTGTTCTATAGGATTGCCGATGGCTGCACCCATAGTTTCTAGTATTGCAATGTGATCTTCTACTTGTTCTTCTACTTTTTTATTACTATTATTTATAAGCATATTAATACTTACAAGTATTATTGGTAAAATTACTAGACTAATCAATAGATCGCTCGCTAATAATGGATTATCATTAATAAAAGTAGAACCATTCTGTAGCACATGCATTACAGTATTTAAATCTATAAATCCCATAGTTGGATGAACTGGTGCAGTTTGAGGATTATCATCTCCACCAATTTGTTGTATTGCTGAACTTGTAATATCAAGTACATTAGATCCGGCTGATTTAGCAATTTCCCATGCAGTTGCTACTAGAGCTGTAAAAGTTTCATGACCGTGTTTAAGCACAGGAACATCGTCTATTGCAGCAATTAAATCAGGTGTAACAGTTTTATTAATACCAAAACCAACAGCGGCAGTAGCAACAGTAATACCAAGATTTTTAGCAGTAAAAAAATTGGAACTATCAATCTCATGTTTTTCATCAAAGTATTTAATTAAATTATGAATATATGTCTGAATTTCCATAATATTTTCGGCAATAAAATGTTTTACACTATGACTTATACCCATTCCTATAACTATAGTTAATGGATCAAAAACCCCACCCACCATAATTTTATGTTTTAATATTTTTGTATTATCATCATTCATAATCATATTTAAATATATAAATATATAAATATAAAATATATTGTATTTATATATTTATATATAATATAACTCTATAATTATATAACTCTATAACTATTAAATCAAATATTCTTTTAAGGCACAAATAATATTTTTATTTATTTTACGACCGCTTTCTAATTTTATATTTTCAAAGTTTGTATTATTATCTTTGAGAGAAATTAACAAACATTCCATAGTTTTAAATTCATTTACCAATGCTAATGCTGATACATTACTAATACCGGGAATTTGTTTTAACATAATATTAAATATGTTGTCCTTGGTTATGTGAGACTTTTTGGTTGCTTTTACAGTAGTGCTATATTCATCAACACTGGGTTGACTATTAGCAACCTCTAAATGTTGACAATAAAAACCCGGTTTATTTTCGCGAATTAATTTGCCAGCTATTGCAATTAAAAAATCGCCAGTTTCAGTTTGATTTAATACATTAATAACCGAAAATCCTTTATAATAATTGAGAGAAAATAAGGTTGAATATAATGTGTTCTTAAAATTGCCATTTTTATAATTAACAATTGCCCCTTCCAATAAATATATTATATTATGGTTGTGTATGTTTGCCTCATTTAGTCTAAATGATTGTTCTTTATAGCGTCCATCTTTAATCGATGACTCTAAATCGGCCAAAGATTTGCGCTCAATTATTAATAACTCTTTGTTATTAATTTCATCATAAAAAACATAGTCTCCAATAGTCAAACTTTTTTGAATAATATTAATTTTTGTAGTTGCTTGTTCATTTAATGCATTCAAATAAGTTACTAATGTTTTTGGTTCTCGATTATCTATTAATAATTGCATATTTAATAATAAATTACTTAAATAATTTATTATTATATATTTATATTATTTTGCTATATTAATTTAATAATCTACCACGACCAGTGCGATGATAAAAATTGGAAGTTTCATAACCAATAAATCTGATACATTGATTTCCGCGATTGCATCTTTCTCCAAGAGCTAAATCTAAACCACAACCATTAGTCCGCTCCTGGCTATTTAATGTGAGTCCACTTACCCAATCGGATCCATTTGCAGCAGTTCGCAAATATTTGTAACCGTGTATTCCTGTAACATTTGGTCTTACGCCAACAGTTGGGTTTAATCCAGCCATCGATCCAAATTCGCATGTATTATTTGTATATCTATTGCTACCTAATCTACTTATTTTTTTACCAGGCATCTTTTTTATATTATAATAAAATATAATAAATTATTAAATAAAATAAAATATAATAAATTATTAAATAATATAAATTATTAAATAAAATATTAAAAAATTTAATAAATTATTAAATAAAATAAAATAATATAAATTATTAAAAAATAAAATAAATTATTAAAAAATAAAATTGTCTTAAATAATAATGATTTAAAATTATAATTATTTATAAATTATAAATAATATGTCAATTGCTACGCCATTCAATGTTATGTCAAATAATAATTGTTTAAAAGACAATAATTCTGATGACGAAGAAGCGGAGCATAACTCATTCTCTAATTTATCTATTAATAACATCAAACTTGATAATGATATTATTAATAATAATGATGAACTGATTTTTAATCCATACAATAATAATAATAAAGAAATTGTTAGTGCAAATGTTCAAGAATTATTAGCTAACTATGGCATTTTTACTAAACCATTTAATATTGAACTATACAAGCGAGCATTTATCCATAAGTCATATACAAAACGTCCTAAATTAGAAAATGTAATATCAAATGTTATTATAGCAACTAAACCAAGTGATTGCATTCCATTAAAAACCAAATCAAATGAGCGCCTAGAATTTATTGGTGATGGCGTATTAGAATGTATTACTAAATATTATTTATATAAACGTTTTCCTAAAGCTGATGAAGGATTTATGACAGAAAAAAAGATTGCATTAGTAAAAAATGAACATATTGGTAAATTAGCACTTGAAATGGGACTTCAAAAATATTATATTATTTCGCGACATGCTGAAGAGAAAAATATTCGCAACAATTTAAAAAAATTGGGATGTTTGTTTGAAGCATTTATTGGAGCAATTTTCCTGGACTATAATCGTATTTCTATTAAAGATGAATATGGATGGTTTGAAAATGTATTTAATTGTGGTCCTGGACTACAAATGGCACAAACTTTTGTTGAAAATGTTTTTGAAAAGCATGTAGATTGGACTAATTTAATTAACAATGATGATAATTATAAAAATAAACTACAAGTAATTATTCAAAAAGAATTTAAAATTACACCAGATTATGTGGAATTAAAAACTCCTAAACTTGATGACACAGATGACAATGATAAATATTATGTAATGGGACTTTATATTTGCTTTGGACAAAATATTCATAATGCTAAAATTTGTGATGCTATTACATTTGACAGTCTGGGTTCTTTTAAGAGCATCCATGATTTACTTGAAAAGCAAGACAAATTATTAGTATTTTTAACAAAAGCAGAACATAAAATTAAGAAAAAGGCCGAGCAAATTGCGTGCGACCAAGCAATTAAATTAATTGAAAAACTGTGTTAGTCTTTTACACCTTTTAACATTTCAAATGCTGATCTTATAATAAAGCATTTTTTAATTTTTGAATTAAAGGTTATATTAGTGTTAAAAAATAAAATAATCAAACTATTACATAGTATTATTGTTTAGTTATTTAACTTAAAATAACTTAAAATAACTTAAATATAACTTAAATATAACTTAAATAACTTAAAAATAACTTAAATAACTAAATTATAATAATACTATATATATATAGATGGAAAATAATAATGCTAGTATTGTATTATATAATGGGTTAGGTGATAAATTATTAGATTTAATAGGATTTTATATATTATGTAAATATCTTAATTATAAACCAAATGTAACATTTCTCATCGATAAGCACCCCTGGGGTGTTAGTAATTATGATATGAGATTATTTAAATTTAGTGAAATAACAATTACTAATGAGAAACATAATTTTTATGTAATTTCTCATAATGCATCATCTTCCATGTGTCCATATAAACTTTATGTATTTATTAAATCTTTTTTAAATGAAATAACATTTGAACAAATTAGTAATGATTTTGTTGAATATTCAAAAAAAATAATACAACCTTCTGAAATTATATTACAAAAAATACCGAATAATATAGAAAAAGCATATGGGATACATCTCAGAAAAACTGATAAAGTTAGTGAGTATTGTGATATTAGACATGAAAATTTAACAAATGAATTTATAATAATTATAGATAAATTACTAGAGGATGTTAAAAATATAATTATGGATGAAGAAGAACCTATATTTTTTATTGCTAGTGAAGATAATAATTGGAAACTTGAAATAATAAATCGTATAAATAATATTTCAAATAATAATAATAAGCAAATAAAAATACTAACTGTTGATTATGATAACAAAGATAATTATGATAATTATATTAGTGTTTTAGATATGTTTTGTTTATCAAAATGTAAAGAAATTTTACAAGGTGTAAAATATAGTACTTTTAGTATAGTAGCAAGTTTATTGGGTAATAATAAACTAAGAAATTATTCAAAATATACAAATAGTTATGACGTATGTTTAATACACACTTGGAATTCAGCTGTAGAAGTAAATAACATTAAAAATTTTGATATAGAATTCCATAAACAAATTGCAAATACTTGTAGGAATCTAGAAACTAATATAAATAAAATATTTACTTAGCAAATTTGCGCGTGACCAAGCCATCAAATTAATTGAAAAATAGTTATATGTTTTAATATATTATATTATTGCTAGCTTCAATATTTATTCATAGAATTTTCTGTGTAGAAACTACCCTCACAAAAATGTTTTTCTCTTTTAAATAAATATTTTCATAGAATATTAATAAATTTATAATAAAATTGAAATTTATTAATATAAGAATAAAACCAAAAACAATATAAAATGACTAGTTATATAAATAAAACACGTAATGAATTAATTGCTATTTGTAAAGAGAAAAAAATTAAAGGTTATAGTCATCTTAAAAAAGACGAGCTAATTAAATTATTAAATACAAATACAAATACAAATACAAATACAAATACAAATACAAATACAAATACAAATACAAATGAATCATGTTCATTTAAAATGATTGATTTATTTACTGGAACAGGAGCATTTAGTTATGCTTTTGAAAAAACAGGTATTGTCGAATGTGTATTTTCAAATGATATGGTTGAATGGTCAAAACAGGCATATGATTTAAACTTTAAACATAAACTAACACTTGGCAATTTAAATGATATAAAAGTAGAAACACTACCAAAACATACTATTTTAACAGGTGGTTTTCCTTGTCAACCATTTAGTATTGCTGGAAAACAAGAAGGTTTTCAGGATGAAAGAGCAAATGTATTTTGGAAAATTTTAGATATTATAGATTATCATAAACCATCATATATTGTTCTTGAAAATGTTAAAAATTTAGTATCACATGATGATGGAAAAACATTTGAAACTATAAAAAAAAATTTAATAGACCGCGAATATTATATTAAGTTTAAAGTACTTAATACGGCAAAAATTACAGGCATTCCACAACATCGCGAGCGTATATATATAGTTTGTATAAAATCTAAAGAAGTATATGATAAATTTTCATTAGACTTTCCTGATGTTCCAAAGAGACAAATAATATCTTTATTAGAATCAGATGTTCCTGATAAATATTATTATACAGCAAAATCATCAACTTGGGAATTAGTTAAAAATAGTGTTGTAAAAAAAAACACAGTATATCAATATAGACGTGTATATGTTCGTGAAAATAAAAGTAACGAATGTCCCACATTAACAGCAAATATGGGTTGCGGAGGACATAATGTTCCATTAATTCTAGACAATAAAGGTATAAGAAAATTAACACCACGCGAATGCTTTAATTTTCAAGGGTTTCCATCATCTTATAAATTACCCAATATTTCAGATGCAAATTTATACAAATTGGCCGGAAATGCTGTATCTGTACCAGTTGTTGAACTCATTGCTCAGCGTCTAATGTCATTGGCGGTTTAAATATATCTTCAAAAGTGCCATCATAAACTTTAATACATTTATCTGGTATTTGTGAATAAATATTTTCCCAAGATATGTGTGGTCTCCGTTTTTGTTTGCATTGTTCTTCATTTGTTTGTTTTTTATTCATTTTTATATTGCGCCATTCGGGCGAATCACTTGATACATTTACCTTCCATAACACAAACTTATTATTTAACCAATCACGCATATCTAAGAAATAAATTATGCCAAATTTTTTTAAAGGTCCAAACGAAGAAGGACCATCTGATGTAAATGCTTTCACTTCAATTGGATAACTTATTGAATATTTGTCCGAGTATAAATCACCATGAAGTTTAATAGCTTTTGCCCATTTACAAGAGGGATCGTTGTCATAGTTAATAATGATAAATTTTACAATATTTTCTGTAATATCTTCTGGTGGATTTTGGTTACGAATTGCTAAACCAGTTTGCTTTGTAATTTCATAAGTCTCCATCTGGGTATTGAGATACATAGTATACCGAGTTTTTAATACAGATTGTGTATATTTATCATCAAGTTTATTCATCTATAGTTTATGATTTATAATATAAGTTATAATGTTTATAAAAATTGTATTCAATTTTATTAAGTGTTAACTAAACTTTTATATAATATATAGTGCTAATATATAACTTTATGAATTTATGTAAATATAGAGATAGCTTTGGGAAAGTCGGAACGGGTGTTCATTCATTTAGATTTTTAAATATTGCAATAGTTGATACTTTATTAACATTAGCAGCTGCTTATGTTATAAATAGTTATTTACAAAGTAATTTATTAATAGTATTTTTTATATTAATGTTGTTTTCAATAGCAATTCATAGAGCTTTTTGTGTAGAAACTACCCTTACCAAAATGTTTTTTTCTTTTAAATAAATATTAAATACACTTAATATTATTTAATTATATATATATTATAATTAACTAATGATAAATAGCACTTTGCAACAATTAAAAATAAAACCAGTTCCAAAAGGACAAGAAAAGTTTAATATAATATTAACAATACCACAACAAGGTGTTGCTCCAAAAATTATAGATAAAACAAGTGAAAAACTAATAAATAGAGACCAATTTTTTTCAGACATTCAAGACTATTTAGAAGTAGTTCAAAAAGGTTATAAAAAACTTCCAAAAACATCAAATATGAAAGAAGGCACAAGTGAAGATGTAGCACAAGATGTGGCACAAGATAAAATACCCAACATAGTAAACACATTTAGTCAAATTGTAAAAACAGGTGCCAAAATTGTTATTACTAATCCGAGTGAACAAACTACTAAAAAATCCAAGATTAAATTGCCAAATAAAGAGAGATTAACACCAAAACCAGGACAAGAAGAAAGTGTTACAAAAATTAAAGACACGCTAAAAGGCGAAACTATTGATGAAACATTAGTAATTCCAAAAGATCTTCGTATTGGTAAAACTCTCTATTTAAATCGAATTCCCAAACTCGAACCAAGCATATTAATAAAAGCACCCGACTATTATTTAGATAATAGAGAGATGTTTATTAGTTTTATTAATTCATTATTTGAACCATTTAAACAAGAACTATTAAAAGAAGAAGCCGCATTAAAAAGCGGAAAATCGTCAGTTAGTTGTGAATCATCTAGTTCCAATGAATTTTCTCTCTTAACTCATCAAAAAATTGTGCGAGATTATATAAATATATATACACCCTATAGAGGTTTATTATTATATCATGGTCTTGGTTCGGGTAAAACATGCTCTTCTATTGCAATTGCAGAAGGGATTAAAAATGAGAAAAGAATATTAATTATGACACCTGCGTCGCTAAGAAGTAATTATATTGAAGAGTTAAAAAAATGCGGAGATTATTTATATAAAAAAAACCAATATTGGGAATTTATTAATACCAAAACGCACCCACAATATGTTGAATATTTAAGTACAATTTTAAAACTACCAAAAGAATATATTATTACTAATGGCGGTGTATGGTTTATAAATATTAAAAAACAACCAAATTATGATACGCTCAATTTTGAAGACCAATTAAAAATTAATAGTCAATTAGATAAAATGATTTCATACAAATATCAGTTTATGAATTACAATGGATTACGAAGTTCACACTTAACTGGACTAACAGATGGTGGGTCAATTAATCCTTTTTCTAATAAAGTAATTATTATTGATGAAGCACACAATTTCATAAGTCGTATTGTGAATAAACTCAACCGTAAAACTTCATTGTCAATGAAATTATACAACTATTTGATGGATGCTGAAAACTGTAAAATTATATTATTATCGGGGACACCAATTATTAATTATCCAAATGAAATTGCTATATTATTTAATATATTGCGTGGCACACTCCGAACCTATAATTGTAAATTAATTATTGATAAAAAACCAGTAACTAAAGAACTATTAGAAGGGTTGTTTGTTAAAGCCAATATATTGAGTTATATTGATGCAATTGAATACAATGCACTTAATTATGAACTTACTATTACTCCAAACCCATTTGGATATATTAAATCAGGGTCTAATAAAAATAAACTAATATATAATAGCGAACTTATAAATAGTGCACAAGTTATAGAAAAAATAAAAGAAACATTAATTGCGCATAATATTAAAATTGCTAATAATAAAATAGATGTAGGGGGTTATAAAGCGTTGCCTGATAATTTTGATGATTTTAAATCTCTCTTTATTAATCCAAATAATACAATAAATAATCCATCTATGTTTAAAATGCGTATTATTGGATTAACTTCGTATTTTAGAAGTGCACAAGAGCAATTAATGCCCACTTACGACCACTCT